ACCGAGTGTATCACCTAAAGATCTTGCTGATAAACCATCTCCGTCCCCAACTATCCCTGGCACTCTACCTCTGGCATCTGGAATGTTAAAAGTAAACGCGTCATCATTGCCAAATGATGTCCCAATAACATCAAACAATTCAGGATAATCATCTCTCAATAAACTTCTTCCATCACATTTTATCCATTCATGATGATCTTGATCACGAGCTGAATATTTTAAATCTCCTATTTCGTTTACTCTTACGTAAACCCATCTATCTAGATTATCATTATATAATTTAAGGGTACCAAAGACTTTATCGTTAAGTTTTGTTTGTGACATCTGTCTATTCTATTCTATGTTGTTTTATACTATTACCCAATATAAAAAATATTCTTAATTCTTGATTTAAATCTTATTAATTTATTCCACTTTTAAAATATACTACATCAACTGTGTCTATATCATCTGGTCTTACTGTCAAAGATTTAAAAAAATCATGTTCTAATACTTTCATAGGCGTTGGTAAATTATCAAATAATATTTCTATACCACAATTCATCCTTCCATTATTCAAATATTCTATACCATCGCTACCATCGCTACCATCACTACCATCGCTACCATCGCTACCATCACTACCATCGCTACCATCGCTACCATCACTATATGAAGTCGTACAGATTGAACTCAAAGATTCAGTATTTGAATAGGAAGACGTTTCATTTGTTTCATTTGTTTTAGTAGTTTTGTCATCACTTTCTGTCTCATCTTTTGGTATCAACTGAGAAGGATATATATCAACTATCCAATCAAATAACTCTTCTGAAATTTTTAAATCTAATAATGAAGTCAAAAAATAATGCAAATCATATACTTCAGTATAATTATAAGGAACATTTCTGTCAGATATACTTGTATCTGTACTTGTATCTGTACTTGCATCTGTACTTGCATCTGTACTTGCATCTGTACTTGAATATGCAATTACATCTGTAGTTGCGTCGGTATTTGCGTCGGGATCGCTATTATTTATTTTAACACTCAATTTATCCAAATACATGCCAATTTTATTTACTACATCTTCCGGATCTTTTGTCATACATGTTTTACGATCATGCTCAAGATCTCCTATTATAAACTTGTTTGGATAAAATATATCATTCTTATTATTTGAATATAACATACTAAATTCAAAATCCCATATCTTAGGAATTATTCCATTATTTTTAATGTAAAACTTCTTACCTTTTATTTCATATACAAAATACCCGCCAGGCTTTATACTATCATCAATCAATATATTACCATAATGGAAATCATTATGCATCATTTTATAATATTTTTGAATTATAACTAATGTATATATTAATTGAAATACTATACCCTTCCAAATCTCATCTGATATACCCCTCTTTTTTTTATAACGTTTATATATCCAATTGTCCAAACTACCACCTTCCATAAATTCTGATAATAAAACATTCGAACTACTTCTTATTAACCCAGATATCTCTAAACTCCTCAAATTCAAAAATTTTAAAGCCTTCGATCTATTTTGAAACTTCTCATTCGATATATAAAATACAATATGCGGACTTATATTTCGACAAACAATATTATCAGTCAATTCTTTCAAAAACATATGCTCCAAATTACAAGGATGCTCAAATTTTTCATATTTCAATTCGCATGGAACAACCTTTAAACCAAGCTTTAAACCCTTTAATGTCCTACTTAATTTTTTTGAAACAACGAACGGATATCCCTTCACCTCTGATGTATTTTTAACTTTTTTTAATTGAATTAAATTATCAAACCCAAAATTTTTAATATCTTCATCTAATACAAATTTTTTATTTTTAATATCAGCTCTTATGCTTTTCAATATAGATAATTTTTCTAAATAAGAATGTTTATAATCCATTCACTAATCTATTTTATTTATTTAATAAATAAATGAAACATGAACGAATTTATAAAATATAAATTTATCATCTAGAAATTATTTAAAAACAAAAACCGTAGTTATTTAATTATGAATAAAATTTTATATATTAAAATATTTAATGATATTCTAGATCAATTTTTTGATTTTCTTGAAAAATCATTCCCAGATTCTAGATCTGATCTTATTTTAACAAGAAACACAATAGAATTTCTCAGAAAAAATAATCCAAGACTAGTTGTTGAAGAATTTATGAATTATATTAAACCATATGAAAAACAAATCTTTAAATGCGATGAAGACTTCTTTCTAAATTTTGAACCTATCATACCAGAATCTCTTAGAAATAAAGAAAATATGCTACTAGGATCACGCCTAAAAAGTATATGGTTATCCCTCAGGCCAAATGATGATATTAAAAAAGCGTCCGTTTTTTATTATTTTCAAAAACTTATCAGATCAGGCGACAAATGTATGATCTAACTTTTTTTTAAAAAGTCGCCAAAACATCTTAACATACTTTAAAAAGTCTTCAAAAACTAAAATTTTTTGTAAACTTTTTTTTAAAAAAGTTGCCAAAACTAAAATTTTTTGTAAACTTTTTTTTAAAAAAGTTGCCGTTGCTTTTGTAAACTTTTTTTCTATAAAGTTATATATATAACTATGTTAGATACAATCTGTGATGTTCTTAAAGCAGCATATGAAAGAAACTGGATCTCTACAAGAGATGGTAACGCCTCATTTAGAAGAAAAAATGAACCATATCTATATGTAACACCAAGTGGAGTTAGAAAACAACATCTTAATGCAGAAATGATGATAAAATTAGAATTACATGATCTTGATAAAAATCAAGATTTAAAATCAGCTTTAAGTAAAATAGAAAGAGTCGATGATGATTATCAAAGAAAGATTATAGGTCTATACCCAACCGGCGAATTACCCCTTCATTTTCTTCTACAAAAAAAAATGACAGATAATAATAGAATAGTTTTACACCTCCATCCAACTTATATAATCGCCGCTATGTATGCAGGTATAAATTTACAAGATATTGCTAATAGTTTCCCTGAAATTAATAGATACACAAAAGTAGGACCAAATGTACCAATCATACAACCAATCAGCGAAGAACTAGCTTTTGCCTCAATTGAGGCACTCGGATTGAATCAAGATAGTGGAGAAACAGAATTTGATATAATTGGCCTAGATCGCCATGGTATAGTAGCAATAGGCAAAGATCCATGGACAGTTTTTGAACACGTTGAAAGACTTGAACATATTTGTCAAATCGTATTAGCATCTAATAAATCATTTTATTAAAAAAACCCCCGATAAATCGGGGGTTGGACTGCTTTACTTTTTCTTGTTATTTTTCTTGTTATTGTTATTTTTGCAATTTTATTTATAAATTTTTTTATTTATAAATTTTTTTATTTATAAATTTTTTTATTTATAAATTTTTTTATTTATAAATTTTTGTAATTTCTTAAAACATTTTGCAACTGCTACATCACCTTTTCCTAAAAAGGCTTGTCGCACTCTTTCATCAATTCCAAACAAATATTACGAATAATAATTTTATCAAGCTTACTAATCCTATTGCGCGTCATTGTTGACCAAATTTTTCTCATCTTGTAAATAATATTCTCACCTATCTCCATATTACAAATGATCTCATCTATAGGATTCTCTGATCTGAAAATTTCTTTAAAATTATTCTTATTCATATTAGTATTCGTATTCATATTAGTATTCGTATTCATATTTACCTCTTCCTTTTCAAAAAATTCATCTTTGCAATTCTCTTGGCATTCAATAAGATATTCTTCTTGACATTCTTCTTGAGATTCATTATCATCAATCAAATTAATTACATCCCTGTTATCATGATTTTGTTTATTGAAGATCTTATTATCTTCTTCCTTCTTAAAATTGTTGAAAAAATCCTTGTAAACAACTTCGACCTCCATATCGGTACTTTCAGATTTTACAGACTCAGATTCAATAAGGTCTTCCTCCTTGACACAATCCAAATTAGATACCCAATTTTGAACCATCAACGCCATTTTAACTACTCTTAGTTAATTGATTTAATATCCTTGACTTATCGACAATAACATGAAAAATAATAAAAAAATTCATTTTTTTTACTTTAAATTGAAA